CGGGATGATGATGAACTTCACGAATGGGTGATTGCCAACCTTGCGATAGATATCCCTCGTCAAGCTGTGTGTGATAATCACCAAGCACCATTTGTCTTTTTTGCCGATTGTTATTTTCAGCGCACCAATTCTGTATTTGTAATCGCAAATCGTGGTGGTTCAAAGACATTTCTTGTAGCCGTCCTTCACTTATGCAATTCAAAGTTCAAAGCTGGTTGCGAGAGTATCACAGTTGGAGCAATTGAAGCACAAGCTAAGCGTGCTTATGCCCATCTTCTTAAATTGCTTCGTAGCAATACTGATCTACTTGATGATCTTGTTCGTGGTCGTCCTCTTATGTCAGAGACAAATTGGCAGAATGGATCAAAAGTAGAAATTGTTGCTGGAACGATGAATGCTGTGAACGGTCCCCACCCAAATATTGTTCATTTTGATGAAGTAGAACTTGCTGATTATGAAGTGTTTATTGAATCTCGTAACATGAGCGCTTCTGGTCGTGGTATTGCGGCACAAGATATTCTTACTTCTACCCGTAAGTATGCCACTGGTCTAATGCAGAAGATCAATGATGAAATTGAAACTGCCGTTACAGAGGGCAAGAAGCCACCATATAAAAAATATCAGTGGTGTATTTTTGAGTGTGCTGCACCTGTAAAGAATTGCCAAATTGCTAATCCTGATACTTCAAAACCATGTGGTTGCGATAAAGTAATTCGTGGAACATGGGATGATGAAACACCACGTACTTTTGACACGGTTTGTCAAGGTCGTCTTGCGCGTGCGGGCGGGTGGATTTCTCTAGACGATATTCATAAAAAATTTATTGCGAATACGCGTGCAGTTTGGGAAGCTCAGCAAGAATGCATCAAGCCTTCTACTGAGGGGCTTGTACTACCTGGGTTTTCAGTAGAACGTCACGGTATTCGTGACCACGAACCTTGGATTGAGAATGGTCCAGTATATGCGGGCATCGACTTCGGTGGAACTAACCCACATGCGGTTTTGTGGTTTCAATACTTGAGGGAGGAAATAGAAGTACGAACAGAACAGGGCGGGATGAAAATACTCAGGCCTGGAACCCTAGTTCTATTCGATGAATTTTATCGTGCGGGAATCGGTAATACGAAATTGGCAGATGCGATTGTTGCGAAAGAGCGTTATTGGGCAAGCCGTTTTGCCGGTTTCAGTGTAAACGAACATTTCCCCGACCCCCAAGGGAAAGCTGCTCGTTTAGAACTTCGGGATCATCGTCCTCCAATTAGTACACGGTTCTTTGCTACCCGTGATAGGGAAGAGCATATTAAGGTTGTGCGTGAAATCGTGGAAGAGGACAAGTTGTATGTTGTAACTAAAAGATGCCCGATGTTTTTAGCCGAAATCTCGGCATGGCACTATGCACCAAAAAAGGGGGATCATTTTGATCTTCCTGATAAGCCGGTTGAAGAATTTGACCACGCTATGGCTGCAATGCGCTATGCGATTATTCATATTCATAATCTCCACAAGAAGTCGATGACCCGTAGTGTCCCAGGTGTATTACCACATGGACAATCAGTTTCAATATCAGTTAAGGGCGTACCAGTAAGTGCTGGTCCGCGTAAATATTTTGGTGCTACTGTTAGTACTTCTTGGAGAGATACAATCAAGCCATAGAAAGGGGGTGAGTAAATAAATGTCAACTAACGCTAATTCCAGTACGGATACACGTCAAAGAGGCTCTTCCAGTCGGTCATCCAAAGATCGTACGCGAGTTCATGAGCAATTAATGCGTGAATATGGTCCGACGACAGAATTATCGACCGGGAGGTGGGTTCGTTGGGAACAAGTTGAAAGTACACTTGGTCAGCCTTTCGACGTAACAAAAATTCCGCTTTCAAAGTTACATCAGATGCGACGTGATCCGATGATAGCTTTCGGACTTCTTTTTTGTAAAGTTCCTCTGATCCGGGCCAGGTGGTATATAAAGAGTGAGAATGCTCAGATATCAGCATTTGTTGATAATGCCCTTCGGTCGATTTATCCAAGGTTTATTTATGGTTGGACCAATTGTTATGACTTTGGATACAGTGGTTTGGAAAAGAGATTTGAACAGGCAAAACCTGATTGGGTATATTTTGATGGAACAGGCGAAACTGAAAAGCCTGTCTGGCCAGAAAATAATATTGATGCTCTTATTTGGAAACCATTTTCCACTTTAGCTCCCGATTCGATTGAGCCTCATTGGAATGATGACGGAGAATTTGATGGAATTGATTACTTTAGTCCGACATACGGTACTGTTCGACGTTTTCCAGGAGAAGAAGAAAATTCTGGAGAAGCTGATATTCCAGTAGAGAAAGCTCTTTGGGTAACTAATGAGAAAGATTCTGTATTTGGATCATTGTGGGGATTCCCGCGAATTGCATATGCGTATCGTTACTGGTGGAGTTATTGGTACCGTTGGGCTTTAGCTGATCGGCACTTCGAAAAGGATGCTGATCCATCGGCAATTGTTTACTACCCACCGGAAATTTCTGAGGATAGAGACGGTAACGAGATTGATATGCAAACCGTGGCATTGAACCTCGGTGAAAATGCTCGTTCCGGTTCAACTATTGCCCTGCCTTCCGATACTGTTATGGCGGATGATGGCCGTGTAATGAATCTACGTAAATGGGAGATTAAGTTCCTTGAAGGTAATTCGAATTTTACTGCGTTCGATCAAACGTTTGAGTATTTGGATATTGCGAAGCTACGTTCGGTCATGGTCCCTGAACAATCTCTCTTGGAGGGACGTGGCGGTACGAGCAGCCGTAACGTCGCTGAGCAATTAGGCGATATTCTTTTTGAGGCCCAAGCAATCTCAATGGGCCAGATTGATAATGATTTAAACCGCTATGTCATTCCGCAACTTGTGGAAGCTAACTTTGGTCCCGGTCATAAGGTAGAGAAAGTCACCACCGGATTCTCTGATCAAGATGTTGAAATGGCAAAGCAAATTGTTCAGTTATTTGGACAGTCTGATCCAACTCTCCTAGAAGTGAATACAAGAGAAATTCTTCAGCAGATGGGTATTCCACTTCTTTCTCCAGTTGAGGTAGAGAAGAGAAAGAAAGAAATTCAGAAAGAAGCAGAGAATTCAAAACCTCCTGAGATTAAACCTCGAAAGGGTTTTGCCGGTGTGAATCAGTGGGGGACGTATCAGGCAGATAAGCCTAAAGTCCAAATGGGTGAAGGAACTTATCCATTTACTATTCAACTTGTGTCTGATCTTATCTATCAGGAGCAGCCTCGTCAGGCTTTCTATAACAAGCAAACGAATTCGTTATTGTTAGATGAAAAGATCACACGTAAGTATGCAAATAGTGTTATGAATACTCTGGTGAGTAATTCTGAATTAGAGTTTGATGAAGTGAAGCAGGCTTGGAATAAAATTCGAAAGAGAGTTTCGGCATGAAAGTTAATTTAACAGAAACAGTCGATGCTCTCGTCTTTTCTTTGCCGGGAGAAACTAATGACACTATTGCTGTGGACAAAGATGCATCCAATAAGTCCACCTTGCCACAAGCAACATCACCTACTGTCAATCTCAACATGGCGGACAACAGTGAGGTTATCCAAGCGTTAGTTACACTTTCTGAATCAATGCAATATCTTGGTGATGAAGGTAGACAAAAATTACGTGAGGAACTTGTAGTTAAAACTCTTGAGGATATGCCCAATCTTGAAGCTATTAAGCATCTTGCTGAAGTGGTTTCAGCTCTTGCTGAGAAAGAAAAAGAGCCAGTTAAGATTGAATTTGATCCTATAGAGCTTGATGCTTCTCTTTTTACTGAGAAAATGTCAATGACATTTGGTGAAGTATTAGCTGAAGTAGTTCGTAAGCGTGATGAGCAAGAATCCAATCAAGTTGTTCGTTATGAATTGAATCGTAATGAGAAAAATCTTATTACTTCAATTACTAAATACGTTTCGGAGGGAAAATAAATGTCTAATGCTTTATATGACAAGGGACGAGAAGGGTTCCTTGACGCTTCGATTGATTGGGACAGTACTGCTGTCCGTTGTGTCCTTGTTGATACTGGTACATATACTGTCAACTTATCAACGCATGATTTCCATGATGACCTAACTGGTATCGTTGCAACAAGTGGTGACTTTACTTCAAAGACTGTTACTGCTGGTGTTGCAGATGCTGCAGATGTAACTTTTACCGCTGTTTCTGGAGCAACTGTAGAAGCAATTGTGATTTATCAGTGGACTGGTTCTTCTGCTACTTCGCGTCTCATTGCTTACATTGATACTGCTACTGGACTTCCATTCACTCCATCTGGCGGTAACGTCACGATTGTATGGGACAACGGAGCAAATAAAATCTTCAAGCTTTAGGAAATCTCATGGGATTAATAGAGCTTTTAAATTTTAAAAGAAACTCTATGCTCCCACGCGAGAGTATTTTATTAACTACTGATCCAAATGATCCACGTTTATGTTGTGAAATAGATAGTAAAAGCGTTCCACAACATTTGGTTTATCTTGTGCTTGATCCAACTGATGATAATAAGCTCTTTAAGTGTCCTATACGTACTCAATATAAACATCAAAATTGTGGAAATATTACGACTATGAATATAGAAATTGCTGAAACATATGCTCGTGAACCTACTTTTTATGATGTTACATATTGTAGTACGTGCATGATGCATCGTCCTGTTGGTGAATTTTATTGGCTAGATGGTAAACAAGTTGGAATTTGAAAGGACTGCTACCTAATGGCGCAGAAAAAAATGGTCGATATCACAAATGTCGATGAAGTGTCGGGACTTACTCTTAATGAGTTATATGAACTTCTTACAAAAGTTAATACTGAGCGCGGTCGTTTAAAAGATGGTGCGAAGATTATTACACAAGCAATAGATAATCGTATTGCTGAATTAGATGCTGAGCATCCTGTTGGGGAAGTTATTGCACCGGAAGGAATTGAATCAGACGAATCAGTTCATGAAGGATAATATTATGTGAGGAATATATGGCAGCCATACGACACGAT